GTGTTCAGGAATTAGGAAAAGGGCGTGGTGATGAAGTGACATTCCACTTACTAAATCCAGTCGGTGCATATCCAATTATGGGTAGTGCGTATGCTGAAGGTCGTGGTGTGGGGATGTCTTTGAATGAAGATCGCCTACGTGTGAACCAAGCTCGTTTCCCTGTTGATTTGGGTAACGTGATGTCACAGATTCGCAGCCCTGCGGATTTACGCAAGCTTGGTCGTCCTGTTGCTCAAAGCTTGATGGATCGTTATTGCGATCAGTCGCTATTGGTACACATGGCTGGCGCTCGTGGTTTTCACAACAACATCGAATGGGTGATTCCAAAAGCCGATCATTCGAATTTCAATGAAATCATGGTGAATCGTGTCAAAGCCCCAACCAAGAACCGCCATTATGTTGTTGATGGTTCAGGCGTTCAGCAGTTTGCTGTTAATGCTGGTGAAGTTGATATTGCTACGACCGATCTATTCACAATGGATTCAGTGGATTCGATGAAAACCGTGTTAGATCAAATTGCTTTACCGCCACCGATTTGTAAGTTTGAGGGTGATGTGGCTGCTGAGGATTCACCTTTGCGTGTATGGCTTGTATCGCCTGCTCAGTACAATAAGTTTGCTGCTCAACCAGGTTTCCGTTCTTTCCAATCGTCTGCATTTGCACGAGCAAGCCAAGCGAAACAACATCCGCTTTTCTTGGGTGATGTAGGTTTATGGAATGGATTTATTATCCGCAAAATGCCACGCCCGATTCGCTTCTATGCAGGCGATGTAGTGAAGTATTGCGCTGCTTATGATAGCGAAACTGAATCAACAGCAACGGTTCCAGCGTCGTTCGGTGTTACTCATGCGATTGATCGCTCAATCATTTTGGGTGGTCAAGCAATTGCAGAAGCTATGGCTGCAAGCGATAAGTCAGGCGTGCCGTTCTTCTGGTCTGAAAAGGACCTTGACCACGGTGACAAGTGGGAATTATTGATTGGTGCGATTCGTGGTACATCAAAAATCCGTTTTGATGTGAACACAGGAGAGCGCCAAGAGTTTACAGACTATGGTGTAACTGTAGTCGATACGGCTGTGCCTATCATTGGTGCTTATCAGTAATTGTTTTGGGTATGTCCCTTGCGAAATATATTTCTCAGGGCATACCTCATCTTATTCTAATCCTTGGAGATTTTTAAAATGGCGACAATTAAGAAGAAGCCTAGTGGTTATGGTCAGTTTGGTGGATTCTCACCATATGGCAATGTTACAGCGTTAGCATTTTTTCTTGCTACCAATGCTACGGGTGCCGTAATTGATTCAGACACAACTACTGCGGTGGCAAGTGGTGATGTGATTGATTTAGGTGAACTACCAGAAGGTATGCGCCTTGATGATGCTCAAATCCTGATTAAAACAGGTATGACAGCCACCGTTACAGGTTCACTTGGCTTTAAATATGTTGATGGTGTGGACTCCACTGATGTACCACAAGATGCAGCTTATTTTATCAGTGCTGGTGATCTTGCAACAGCAGGTCGATTACGTGCTAATACAGGTAAATTGGTAACCTTACCTAAGTCTGCACGATTGATTTTAACCACTGGTGGTGCAGCGAATGCCAAGGCAAGCGACATCAAGGTTATTGTCAATGGTGAATTGACAGGTCCTCGTTAATGTTTTGATGGTGTAGGTTTTAGACAGACCTACACCATTCTTTTTTATTTTTAACTTATTACGGTGGTAAGATGAAAACGATTGCAATAGCGATGATGTGTCATGCGATTAACGCAGCCTACTGTCAATCTTTAGGTGATGATAGTCAGCCTACTTGGGATGATGCACCAGACTGGCAAAGACAAAGTGCTATCGCTGGCGTTGAAATGCACCTTGCAAATCCTGATGCAACACCTGAGCAATCACATGAATCGTGGTATGCCCAGAAAGAAGCGGAAGGTTGGACCTATGGTGAGGTTAAGGACGCGGAAAAGAAAGAGCATCCATGTTTCTTACCTTATGATGAATTGCCGATTGAGCAAAAAGCCAAAGATTACTTATTTCGTGCAACCGTTAATTTGGTTAAACACTTGCCTGATCCAGAAGATTACTTGGCATTGAGTGCGGAAGTTGTGAATCTACGTCAAAAGATTGAGCATCAAAAGAATGTCGCAATTAATACAGCGACAATTACCACAACCAATGTTGTTCAAAAATCTGCGGGTGTATCAATTCAGTATATTGGAAATAAATCTCTATTTACCGACCACTTATACGAATCAGCTTTAACCTTTGAACAAGGTCAAGTGCGATCAATTCCAAGTGATTTGGCAACCAAGTTTTTAAAACATCCTGAGTTTACTCGTTATGAGGGTGAGCCTGAATCCATTTCTGGTGAATCTACCGAGCAAGGCTTAGATGATGATACGTCAAGTATTCTCAATCGCTCTAAAGAAAAACAGCAAGAAGAAATTGATAAAGAAAATCAGGTTCTTGATGAAATTGAAACGATTGGAAAAATGACAAAGGCTGGCTTGGTTCAATATGCTTTAGAAAAGTATGAGCAGAAACTTAGCCCACAAAAAAATCTTGATGAATTAAAAGAGTCAGTTACTCAAATGATTAATCAATATGGGGTTGTGTAATGCAGCTAAATGACCTGATCAGCCGTTTTCGTACACTGGCCAACGATAAAGTAGAACCATATTTTATTGATGATGCTAGTGTCATTGATTGGCTTAATGATGCCGTAAGTGAAGCGTGTATCCGTGGTCGTTTATTGCATGAATCTCAAAACAATGATGTTTGTAAGATTAATATATTGATTGGTTCATCTCGTTATCAATTGCATGATTCGCTATATGAATTGACCAGAGTGTGGTTTCAGCCTAGCGATGGAACAAAAGGGCAATACTTGAGTCTAATGTCAGCGGAATTACTCGACCATTATTATGATGGTGAAAATTGGCGAGTGAAATCAGGGAAGCCTGAACACATTGTTCAGGATGATACAGGTATTCGCCTTGTTCCAGTTCCTGATGTGGGTGGTGAGTTGCAACTAGAAGGCTATCGTGTACCGATTAATCAGATGGAAGATGATACAGATGTTCCTGAAATTAATTCAATTCATCACGTCCACTTGCTTCAGTGGGCGCTACATCAGGCGTTTAAGGTGCCAGATGCGGAGTTCTTTGATCCGAATCGCTCAGCATTAGCAGAGCAGGAATTTACAGACTATTTCGGTATTCGTCCTGATAGCGACTTGCGACGTATCACTCGTGAGGATACTCCTCATCATGTTCAACCATTTATGCCATAGGTGATTGCTATGTCGACTATTAATCAAACTTTAAATAGAACTACAGCCACAAAATTAACAACTGGTACAACTTCAGCGCACATAAAGACAAAAAATGGTGCAGGTTTTGTTTATGTTGAGTCTGTGAATGCACCAACAACCGCAGATCGTAAAAATGCCATACTAATGAATGAGATTTCGGTAGGTAAAGGATACGTTATATGGGCTTGGTCTGCATCGCCTGAACCTACAATTGTGGGAGTGAGTACGCCATCAGGAGATGATGCATGATTCGGTCTAAGGGTGGTACCGTCATTGGCGGTGCATTTTGGACACCTGAAGCCACTGTTGTTGGCGGGGCAAGACCAAGCTTTGAAACTGTTATGAAAAAGCTATTTGCGAATGGCGGACAAGGTTTTTGGTACGACCCAAATGATCTAAGCACGATGTTTCAGGATGCTGCTGGTAATATTCCTGTGACTGCTGCGGGGAACCCTGTAGGTTTGCTATTGGATAAGAATAAGGAGCTTGAACTGGGTGTAGAGAAAGTAGTTAATGGTAACTTTGCTAGTGGTACGGCATGGATAAAAGTTGCTAATGTAACTATATCAAATGGCAGTGCTATTTTTAATGGCGCAACTGGAAATCCAGTGTTAAGTCAGAATGTCGGGATAACTCCAGGAAAATGGTACGAATTGACTATTAATGTGTCTGAAGCTACGGCTGGGTTAAATACGTTTATA